CTTTCTTTTCCGCTTCTAGTTCTTTGGCTAAATAGCCTGGCACTTCAATCATGCATACGCTCCTGTTTTTCTAGCAGGTCCGAGAGTTCCTGTTGGACATAGTTCAAAGAACTTAGTTCGCCCATTAAAGACGAATATTGTTCCATTGAATTTATTCCATTATTTTCGAGTAGGTCTAACACGTTACTTTTGCGCTCTTTGATTATCCTTTGGATAAACTGAACGATGTAAATGTCCTCCATAGCTCCTCCGTATAGGAAAATCCTATATCATTGGAGTATATCGTATACTTCGGGAATTAGAAACAAAAAGGGCTAGAACACCCCTTGGAAACGTTGTTTACGAATAACAATGGGGCTAAACGCTTTTAACGCGCCACCATTAGACATTTTACGGGGCCCCTCCGCCTTAGCTAAAGAGATAGCCACAGACTGATCCTGTGGATATCCCTCTTTCTTAAGCTTACGTATGTTAGAACTTATCTGCTTAGGGTTGTTTCCTCGCATCAAAGGCATGGTGCTCTCCTAACAAATAGTAAAGTCGCCACCGCGAAGCATAGCGCCCATACCACGGCTCTTGCCTTTAGTGATAGTGCCGGTCTTAGTTTGAGGCGTTTTTTCCGCAGTAGCTTTGGCATATGGGATACGTCCCTGGCCTTTGACATCCGCATAATTAGTAGCCGTAGGAGCTTTTCCTGGGGCCATTCCGTTAACTTTTACTGTTCTCATGATTAATTTCCTCTGTTAGCACGTAATCGTAATAGTTCTCTTTCAGCTTGCGCGTTTAATCGTTGAGCAGTCATTTGTTCCTGACTTTGAAGCCGATCATCAAACTGACGACTACGCTCCATCATCTTCTGGCGCTCTAAGTCTAGTTTAACCTGGCCTTCTTGGATATCCGCCATTGTTTGTTGCTCTTTAATGCCTATTTCTTTCTCTTTTAAGGCAATTAAAGGATCGGGTCCTTGAGGTTGCTTGGGTTGTCCTTGTCCCGCAATGTCCATGCTCAACTGACGCACGTTTTGTAACTCTTGAGCAATGTTTTGAGCAATCATCATCTCTATTTCAAGCATTTGATCGTCAGTAGGAGGTTGTCCTTGGCTTTGCTGCATAAACTGCATTATAGCTGTTTCCTCGGACTTAATCTTAACATGCTCTGTTACATGTTTTTGCAACGAAGCAAGGATAGCGGGAGACTGACCCGCAATAGGAGACGCACTAAACAAAATGTGCGAAACGATATGCGCATCGTGGTTCTGACCATCAAACGCCTTAAGACTTGCGCTATCCAGAGCATCAATGTTCTCTTGCGCGGGATCTTTAGGTATGGGCTCTGAGCTACTTGGAGCGTTCAAAATTTTATCTACGTCTTTCACCCCCAGAGCTTCGTACATGCGGCGGAAAGCCTCGTGCATGTTGTGCATTTGAGGTGCTTGAGTCGCCATTTGAAGCTGAGACTGTGCCAAAGCAATGCGCTGAGCCTGAGAGAAGATATTAGGGTTAGAAACCGGAATTACGTCTACTCGGTCGTCAAAATCTTCCGCCATGATGGTTTCATCACCACCTGCAACAGAAAAAGGATATTCCTGCGGTAACGATTCGTGCATTACGCGGGTGAGAAGCTTAAATTCCTGGCGCATAGAGTAATGAAGGCGCTTATGAACCGCGCTCATCACTCGACTACCCTGCTCAAGCATAGCCACTGTCGTGCCAACCGCCGCGTTCTGGTTACCGTCCCCGACTTTTAGGTCCGTAATCGTAGCAAAGCGCTTTCCTGCATCTACTACAAACCCTAAGAGCTGAAATAGTGTAGTATCCGGTCCCTTAAACGGTAACGGAATCAGGCTGTCTCGGATCGATCCGCCTGGCGCGTCTACATCTCGGAACTCTCCGGGTTGCAGTGGGTCCGAATCGTCTCTTATACGCATTCCACGCGCTTTAAAGCCAGCAGGTAGGTTAGACAACGTACCGGCGTCTATGAGCTGCCTGAGAGCCGCTGTGGCCGTCCTAGACAGGCCTCCGATTGTGTGAATAAGCCCCAAACCATAAAAACCAAAACCAGGAAGGAACTTGTAGTGAACAAAGTATTGAATTTTCTTGCGTTCTTCGTCGTCCTCGGCGTAATTACGGCGAACGGACAACACAACTCCGCTATTTTCGACCACAGTAACGATATACGGCAGTTTAATACCCGTTTCATCACCTGATTCGTCTACATCTTCGAACCCAGTTAGATCTAACTCCGCATGAAACTCTAGCAAAGTCACATCGTGACTAATCTGAGACGCGTGAACACCTTCGATCTTGTCCATTTCGTCTGTCAGCTCATCGCCCGTGTCTTGACCGGGCAACACAGGTACGTCTAAATAAAAACCAGACACCTGTAGCTTGCGCAATTGGTTTAACGGCATGGAAACGACGTTAGTAATGCACGGACAGCTCTCTAAACTGCTTGTCTCGTAGGGCACAACCAGGTTTTCCGCCGGAACAAACTTGCTGACAACGCGGTTTAAAGACTCGTCAAAGTAGACTTTCTTAAAAGTCGAACCTGCCAAGGGCAAGTAGAACAACATCTGATCGAATTCAGGGGTGTATTCCTCCATTATGTTAGTAATGTAGTAATTCATGAATTCTTTGACCCGTCGGGCCTGTTGCTCTTTTTCTTTGGTAGGTGTACCTAGCACAGACGTGCGTACAGGGCCGTCAGGGGGCAGTAGCTCGTTAAACGCTTGCGCTTGGAACTGGGTGGCAGCTTCTGCTAAAAGCGGGTGTGTGACGCCTGTGGCCCCTCTGAAGGGCATTGTTCGCTCTTCGTAGGTAAAACCAAGCAACTCCAGACCGTTTCGGTAGGTGTCCTCCCAATCCTGTCGCGAAGCCTTGCCTGAATCGTACTCAGCCACTAGCTCATTAGCCACGGCCCCCAGCTCGCCTCGCTCCATTTCTTCCGCAAGGTTTCGATTAAAGTCGCCTTCGTCCACGTCTCGCATAGACGGATCGAAATCAATGATTACGCCACCTTCCTCGTCTTCTATGATTTCTACGTCCATACCTTCGCTAGGCATGCGCTCCATAGAGTTAGGCGCGGCAATGTCCATCTGATCCTCAATAGTTAGCTCTATCGGGTCTTCCCGACGCTCTACCATCGAGGTTATGTTGTCACCTTCTGCCATCTTAGTTACCTTTTAGGGTTGTTCTGTCTGTAACGAGTATCGGCCTGAGATTCAAACGGGTCAACACGTCTGCTCTCGGGCAAAGATGTTCCACGTGGAACATTCTCACGGTTAATAGATCTTTGACGAATTCTTTCCATAGTCTCTTGCATTAATTCTTCAGGACTTGGGTTACGAATGTTTGCGGGAGGCTCATCGAGTCCCATGAGCTCATTATAACGTTGTTCGTTGACTCGGTCTCGTAAAGCTCTAACGTCTGAGAATTGTTCGGGTTTTAAGTCAGTCGTCGAAGTTGGAGGCAAGTCTCTTAGAGTTGAGTCAGAAAAACGGCCCTGTACATTTCTTGCTTCAACTTCCGTTGGCAAACCCCGGTACTCTTTAAAAGAAATTTCTTTTTCCCTAAAAAGCTCGGGACGTAAGTAATCTTCTATGTTCTGTACAGCGTGTTGCGTCTCATGAAGAATTGCCGAAGTAAAACCAACTTTGTTATTAGGGTCCAAGTCAAACGGGTTTAATGTTATTTTATTTTCGCTAGGAAGATATTGAGCGGTGAAATTGCCAGAGCCTAGCTCTACTTTTACACCGGCAAGCTGCGGATAATTTTCAAAAAGCTCCGGGAAATCTAATACTTTATTTAGATTTTTAGTAGATTGGTAAGCCATCATCATAGAAACTTCGCCCATGTCTACTTGAGCCGGAGACGTGTCTATTTCAAACTGACGCTCTCCGTTGGCCCCTACAAAAGAACCTTTTTCTTTAAACAACTCTTGTTCTACCGCAGAATCCGGCGTCTCTTCTAAAATATCTAGTCTATTGTCGCTTAATTTTTCGGGAGCTCTCTGCGCCTTTTTTCCCGCAATGATGCCTTTTATGGCTGTTCGGCTACCCGGAACAGGGTTGAAAACGTCCGTCATGCTGAAGGACGCCAAAGACCGTGCTTTAGCCGCACCTATTTGATCTCCGGATTTATCTAATTTGGTGGCTTGCTCATACAAAGCGTTTGAATCCATAAAAGATCGAACGTTTGAAACGCCTGGAACCATATCAAGCATAAAACCTGTAGGGTCTTCTTGGATACCTGTGGCCATACCTGTGCCGATATCCATCATATCTTGACCGACTTCATAGGGTGAAACAAAAGACGGCATCCCACGCTCATCCGGACGCACCAGATAGTTTCCGACAAACTCAGGGATGTCCGCAAAGCCTTGGCCCATGTCTTTAATACGTTGCATTACGTTGTCTAAAGAGTTTTCTTCTTCCACAGGGTACTTAGAGGCGTCAAATTTTACTTCCCTGCGAACCATGTCCGACATAACTTCGGGACGATAGTCCTCTTGGATGTAAAGCGGGTCAGACGGATCTAACGCCGCACCGCCGTCCTGAAAACCTTGCACCCCCGCAAGTACGTCAAAGGCAGTTACGTCAGGACCGCCGCCGCGAAGGTCTTCCGCAGTGCGGCTTAGGTCTTTACCCGCAATCAAAGGCTCGCCCGCCTGCAACCGAGACAGCGCACCCTTGTTATCAATATTGGCTATGTTATCGATAATCGCGCTCTTAGCTTCGTCCGGGCTCAAACCTTGCCTAGCTAAATCAAAACCAAACATGTTGTTAAAGTAGTCAAGGCTCTCGGAACCCGAGTCTTTGCCCGCGGCCGCCAGACGTATGCCCTGGTAGATTTCCTTAGCCTGCGAACCCGCACGTGCCAGAGGGCTCTTGCCTGCATGGTAAGAAAACAGAGCATGGTTCACGGCATTAAAGACTTCTTCGTCACCTTCGATGCCCGTGTTACGACGAGTAGACGGCTCACCCGACGTAGGCAAACGCAGCTTAACTTTAAACTGAGGGTCAACCAGACCGGCGTCAACCATCTGATTAGTCAACTCTACCGCCTCACGAGTGATGTCTAATTGGCGCTCATCGTCAAAACCAAGACGCTCCGCACCCTCGTTGATAATTCGGGTAATAATTCCGCCTTCTGAAAAACCAGGAGGGGCGTAAACTCTTTTAAAAAGAGCAGCACGAGAACTTTTATTGCCCAAAATAAGATCCTGCCCTTTTCGCTAACATACGGTTAACCGCACTCTGACGACGATCTAACAAAGATTCTATCCCGCTCTCCGACTCGACCACGCCACCACGAGCCATTGCCGTAGGTACGTAAGAGGTCGGGTCGTAACGAACATCCGAAATGCTGGTCGCCGGGGCAACCGGCGGAGCTATTCCTGTAACAGGGAACTGGACGTTAAACTTGTCTTCGTACGCAGGCACGTCGCCAGGTGTCACGCCAGAAATGTCCAAAAGCTCGGGGAGGCCTACGTCAAATGCGTTTGCGTATCCTGCAAACCTATCTACTGCCGCCTGATCTTGCTCTAATCCCCCACCTTGCTGAATACCTACCGTATCCGCTACGTTGCGAATGTCTTGCTGTCTACGGTCCGCCAAGAACGACTCACGTACTGGCGCAGGAAGTATGGAATAAATTCCGCCAACGTCGCCCAGGTTTTCTACCAAAACGTCGTCTCTGCCAACAAAATCACCACGGCCCGCAAGATTTAACGAAGCCGGTGGAACAATGGGGCGTGTGGCTCCTTCGACTTCTTCACTTTCGTCCGGTTCACATTGACCCGTTAATATATTTAAAGTAAAGCCTGCCCCACATAAAACTTTAGTGTATTCACATAAATTTGTAGCTGTATTTAGCGTTTGACCCGCGGGGCAAACCGTATTTTCGACAACCTCTCCGGTCACATCGTTGTAACAAACGCCCTCAATTTCATAACTTCCTTCCGGACATGAAAAGTTTGTTATTACGTCTCCAGTAATTGTTACTAAACAATTTCCGTCAGCATCCGGGGCAGACCCGTCCTCACACACGGTTTGGGTGATCACATTTCCGTTAACGGTGTTTACGCATTTTTGAAGCGTTTCATCCCACGTGCCTGTTTCACACACGGTTTGGGTTAGCGCGTTTCCGAAAGTTGTTACTAAACAATTTCCGTCAGCATCTGGGGCAGACCCGTCCCTACAAATGGTATTGGTTATCACGTCTCCGGTAAGAGTGTTAACACATTTATTTGTTGTCGTATCTAAAACGCCTTCTTCACAAACGTATTCAGTTGTAATGTTTGTTCTGTCTATGGTTTCCGTTATTACTCGGCTGTTGTCTATATAGCAACCACCCTCGCCGTTATTCATCGTCGCGTCGTATTGAGCGCCTTCGGCTGAACAAGACACCTCTTGAGTTCTATCCGTAACAGTGTCTATTACTCGGCTGTTGTCTATATAACAACCGCCCGCGCCGTTATTCATTGACGCGTCGTATTGAGCGCCTTCGGCTGAACAGGACACTTCCGTTAAATTAGTTACGTCATCTATAGTGGTGGTAGTGGTTTTTTCACACCTCTCCGTAACCGGGTTATATACAGCGCCTTCTTCTTTACATACGTAATTAACCACGTTAGTTACTCCGTCTATGACGACCGTTTTATCGTCGTCTATCACTCCGCAGTCAGCGTTTATGTCTACAGTTTGATCCGCTAGCTTTGTTCCCTTAGGACAGACCTTAGTTTGACCGCCTATTGTCCCGCAATCCGTGTTTATGTCTACAGTTTGATCCGCTAGCTTTGTTCCCTTAGGACAGACCTTAGTTTGACCACTTGTTGGCTTCCCACAGACTAAAGTTACGGGGTCTCTTATTTCATCCGCGTTATCACAAGGCGTGTTTGCGGTTACATCCGCAACCGTTAAATCTTCGTCAACCGCTGTGCGGCCAGTGGGGCCAGGTGTATAGCAGTCGCCGTTCTTGTTCCGCACATCGCCAGACGTTGGACACGGTATGTCTACGCACTGACCTGTAACAAAATCTTTGTACTGGTTTTTTCCGCAAACCACTTCTGTCTGTTCGTTAAGTGAAAGCGTTGCGCCGCTGCCTGCGGTAATCGTGTCGTCACCTTCTCCACGGGTAATCGTGTCGTTTCCAGTGCCTGCTGTAATCGTGTCGTTACCAGTGCCTGCTGTAATCGTAGTGTTAGATTGGCCCGTGTCTACAATAGTATTGCCGTCCTCGTCTAATTGAAAAGGACCCATCAATCCGTCAGTCGCAGAAACGGAGGTGTCGTTTCCAGTGCCGCCTGTAATCGTGTCGTTACCAGTACCGCCTGTAATCGTGTCGTTTCCTTCTCCGCCGGTGACTACTTCAAAACCCGTAGTTGCCGCTTCTTCATCGTCTTGACGACTACCGCTCCCTGCAAGAACACCGCTGTCTTTTATTACTTTTGCTGCGCCTTTTGCTAAATCCGCGGCGTCCTTTATTACCCCTACGGTCACTTCCGTAGGAATACCAAGAGTTTCTTCGACTGCGGCACCTATTATGCTTGTTGTGTCGCCTTGATCCAGACCACCCTTAGTTATGATTTTGCCTAAAACAGTATTTATTATGGCATTCTCAGCATCTACCCCGTACGTTGTGCCTCCGCTTGTAGTGCCAATGGGGACATACGGGCTTTGTGGGAGGCTGCCTAAAATACCTCCGTTAGGTTGATTTGACGCTTGAACCGTGACCTGTCCCGTTACCGGGTTAACCACCAATACTTTTTTAGTATTGGACGGGTCTAATCCGACTACTTTAGAAACCGTATTGCCTATGATATCAATAACTTTTTCTATGCCCGTGACTTCCAACCCCTTCTCTACAATATCAACAATCTTATTTGTAGTATCGTAAACAGTGTTAGCGGCACCGCTTAATATCTCGCCCGGCGTTAAAGACTTGTTTGGGTCGTTGGCCGCGGTTTTTGCGGCAGCCATAATTTCCTCTCCAGAAAGATCTGTTGCTTCCTCAAGATCTTTCATGGTCAAGCCGCCCTTAAGCGACTCGGAAATAACTTTTACAACACCGCGAGAATTATCGCCATAAACCTCTAGCGCAATGTCTATGACCTTGTCTATCGTTCCAGGAGTCACGCCCCCTGCGGCATTGACCTTTGTGTCAAAATCATCGTCTTTGGCTTGTGTGGCAGCCGCATCCGAACTGTCTGCCGCATTTTGTGTGGCAGCCCGATCGGCATCCTCTTGGGCTTTACGCTCAGCCGCTTCTGCCGCCAAAGCCGCCGCATCGGCTGCGTTTGCTTGCATTATCGCATCGTTCGCCGCAGATCTTTCTAAAGCCAACCGAGCTTGCTCCTCGGCATACGTTTCACCGAACTCGTTCAAACTTCCGGTAACCCGTCTTTCTTCTGCGTCGGCCGCGGCTATCTCAGCCTCTAGGTCTGCCGCTGCTTGAGATGCGTTGGCCGCGACCATCGTGTCGTAGGTGCTTTGTATGGCGCTGGCAGGAATGCCCGTTTTGGCCGCTATGTCGGCCACGGTTACCGCGTTAGAGCTTAATAAATCAAACGCTAAGTTTGTTTCGTCTGTGGAAATGCCGTCAGAGACGTCGATGCCTTTGAGGTAGTCGTCAACGGTGAACTCGACGTTGGAAGGGACGTTGTCTTCTAATTGGCTAAGTCGGGCATCGGAAGCCATTGCATCGATAACGGCTTGCACGTCTTGGTTGGCTAAACCCGCACTTTGAGCTTGGCTATATGGCATGTACCCCTGAGAGGTCAATACCATAGTATCCTTTTTTAAATCGGTGGCCGTGCCCATCTTATCTACCCATAGTAACGGAAGGTCCGTGAATCGTCGTCAGTCTCCCAATCGTCCGTGGGGAGCTGTACGAAGTTGCCCTGTCTGTACCGCATCAACGCTTGCGTGGTACTATCCACCAAGTCGTCATGCTCACCATGCGGAAACGCAGCACATTCCTCTATGAGCTCGTGAGCCCACTGAGTGTCAGGAGCCCAGACCATTCCGCTTTCAAGAAGCGGAGAGATGCTGTTTACACGGGATACCTTATCATTACCCCTAGATGGCGTAAAGTTTACCACAGGGATTCCCATATTGCGCAATTCGTGCGTCAAAGGCATACCCGTGGCCTTTGCCTCAATTATCACCGTTTACGGGTCCCAAAACTTGAATTCCTCGTACGCAACCCGTTTTAACTCCGGAAAATCCCACCGACCCTTCTTAGAATCCAACAAAATCAAGTTTGGCTGCGTCCCCTCATCCGGATAAAACACACCCCATGTCGTAATAGCGCTGTAATCCGCCGTCTCCTTCTTACTAAACGCCGTGTCATAACTTTGAATAACGTACTCAAGCTTAGGAACAGAGTCCTTTTCCCAAATCTGCCACCACTCCCGCTTCAAAATTGCGTTCGTGTCTCCCGTAGGCTGCTGCTGATACTGAGCATTCCACTTGCCAGGAGGAATCGACGCCTTAACCGACGTTAAATCCGCCAAAGACCAATACTCAGGCCAAACCGGATCGCCAGAAGGAAGCTCCATAGGAAATTCGACCACCTCCCACTGGTCCGCTTTAGGGTCGCGGGCCATCTGACGTATCAACTGCCCCGTCAAATCCTTCTCCGCCCACCGTGTCATAACCAGAACTATAGCTCCTCCCGGCTGGAGACGCTGTCTCGGTCCGCCCGTGTACCAGTCCCACGCATCATCGAATCCAGCGTTAGACATAGCGGTCTGCTCAGAGTGCGGGTCGTCAATAATACATAAATCAGCGCCGCGACCAGCGAGATTACTACCAACACCAACAGCATAATACATGCCACCACGAGCAGTATCCCATCGACCACTCGCCTTAGAGTCAGACGCCAATTGAGCTTCAGGAAAAATCTCAAGGTAATCCTCCCTCTCCAATAAATTCTTCACCTTACGACCAAAGCCTACCGCAAGCTCCGTGGTGTGCGTCGCCTGGATAATCTTCATCGCAGGATTCTTACCAACCATCCACGCCGGAAACAAGAAACTCGCAAACTCACTCTTCGTATGACGAGGCGGCATGTTCACAATCAACCGCTTAAGCTCGCCACTCGCTACACGCTCCAACTTATCCGCAATTATCCTGTGATGCTCGCCCGCAATGAACTCCGGCCAAACCGCCTTTACAAAATCTAAAAAACCACCCCGGCACGCGTCCAAACGATCCAACTGCGCCAAACGTAACTCTAACTTCAGAATCTGCTCGTCCGTAGACGACGATAATTGCGACATTAACTAACCCCCGTGGCCCGCGGGCCGTGATTATCCAAGCGTGTCAGCATACTCATTTATTAAATTAGCATCCATCTCGTACACAAACATAGGCGTCATAGGACCCATATAAGCATCCAAAACATTGAAATTCATAAACTCAATCGCCTCATCCTCCGACATCCCATCTCGTTTGACCAGGACTTGAATGCATTTGTCTATGCTGTACACCGCAACGTCCGAGCCTAACGTGCCACGGCTCAGGCCCAAGACGGCGTCGTCGAATCCATCTGCTAACAAAGGTTTATCTTCGTTCATGTTGTGCCTCCTTTTTATGAGATATTATTATACCATGCGTACTTTTTTTGTAAATTTTTTTAATAATATTTTTGAGCTGTATTGTTTGTCACAAACATGACCAAGCTCCTGCACCACAGATCCTACCCCCAACAATCTCTCACAGACAAACAAGCTTCCCTTCCAACATCCTATCTAGCCTCTATTCCGGGACTCTATTCCTACATGCGCGCGCCCCCCTTCCAGGTAACCTGGAACGTTTCACTAGGGGGGCGCGCGCAAGACTTGCGGGGGCCGAAAATTTCTGCTAGGGCTGCGGGCTGTACCGAGCGTTCCACTTATCCGGATAAAGACCAGGGGGCACAGGCAAAAAAAAGCCCCGACAGTGTCGAGGCTTTTTGGTTTCGGCTGCGGACTAGTCTTCGTAGCCGGCCCACTCGGGGTGTGGTACTGGCGGGCCAGTGTAATACGGATTGCTGTACCAGACATCTCGGCTTGAAGATAACCATGCTCGCTCCGGATAATCCGAAGCGAGCAATTCGACTTCCGCTTGATCGTATTCTGCGTCAGTCAAGTATGCCATGGTTAATCCTCATCGCCTTCGGTCAGTGTCAGCGCCAGACTGGTGACCTTGCTCGAGTAGTACGAGCTAGAAATAGAACGAAAGCGCTCGACATCCGTATCCGTGAAGTACTTGAACGAGCCGCCGCGCTCGTCTTTTTCTTTGTAAAACTCTGAACGCGCAGCGTCAAGAATCTCGGCGATGAGTTTAGCCTCACGACGAGTGTACTTTACTTCGGTGTTTTTGATCATGCTGTAATCTCCACGATTCACGGCCGCTGAATTGCAACCGTGAATACATTGTATGCAATCGCTATGTGGATTGCAAGTCTTTTGCCTCGAGGCCGCGCTCTTCACGCAGTCCGTTGACTATCTGGTTGAACTGCTCGAGGACTCGCTTTTTGCTTCCTTTCAATCCGTATCGATCCTTCACGATCGAATAAGCGGTGCGGCCGCTGCTCATCTTCATCCCAGTTTTAACCTCGAGCCGCAAAGCGGACTCGAGGGATATGAGCGAGAACAGCATGATGTCGTCGCCTTCTAATACTTGGCTCATGATTGGCTCTCCAGTTGCTTGTCGATCAG